GGTAAGATACGTTACGATTACGATGGTGCGTTAGCAGAAGCTAAAGAAGGTGAAGTAAACTCTAAACTTGAGAATGCACGTAATAAGTTTAAAGAAGCTTATGATGCAGGAAACAAAGATGATGTACTAAGCGCACAAGAAGAGTTAGCGGAAGCTAAGACAGAGTTAAGGTTGATTGATCAAAAGAAACAATGGATCGAACAACAAAAGACACAATATCAGGAAGAAGAAGAAAAGAGACAGAAGCACTATGATGCTGCTCCTCCTGAGATAGACCCTCTTGCAAAAGATTGGGCTGAGACAAATGATTGGTTTGGTAAAGATCGTACAGCTACAGCTGTTGCTTTATCAATTGATGCAGAATTAAAAGAGCAGGGCGAAGATCCAAGTGATCCTTCTTTTTACGAAAAAGTAAATGCCCGTCTTAAAGAAGAATTACCATCTAAGTTTGGTGATAATGAAGTGTCGGAAAAGGCTACTCCGAAAAAGCCTAAACAAGTGGTAGCAGGAAGGTCGCATTCTCCTGTCTCTAGAAATAAAGTTAAACTTACAAAAGAAGATGTACGTTTAGCGGAAAAATGGAGCATACCTCTTGAAAGATACGCAGCTGAGAAAGCGAAAGCAGATAGATCTGATGGCGATTATACGACTGTCGTTTAACATACACACAATGCGGAGAAAGTAAATGGTTGAAGAAGTAAATACGGAAAAAAACGAAATAGATGAAAACTCACAACAAGTTGAAACAACTAATCGTAATATATCAAGAATGATGGAAGAAAGAGAGAACTTATCTCACGAAGCTATCATGTCAGCGATTGAAGATAATGATTGGTTACAGATTCCAGAAAGTATTAAGAATCAATTTCTTGATCAGGGGTTTGTTTTAAGGTGGATACGGATAATGTTAGATGGTCAAGAAGATCATCAAAACATTGGAAAGAAAGAACGTGAGGGTTGGACATTTGTTTTAGCTAAAGACTGTCCTGAGTTATCTTCTGGATTTAAAGTAAAGGAAGAAGGAAGTCTAGGTGGTTGTATATTACGAGGTGACGTAGCCCTCGCTAAACAACGAATAGAATACCACGAAGCTATACAGGCGCAACAAGCAAAGCGTACACAGCAAATGGAAGATGCCATATCTAATAGACTACATGGTGATCATCCTGACCGTAGAATGCCTATTTATGATTCAAGCAAACAGCGAGTGTCAACAGGAAAACAAGCTAAGTTTGACGCTTAATTTTTAACTTTTTTCTGAAAAGGAACTACTATTATGGCTTTAGCAAAAGCATATAATGGGGCTGTTCCAGTACGTAAACGAGGCAGTTCGTATAACACGATGGGAACCAATAAGTATCAAATTGCGAATACTTATGGTGATAACATCTTTCGTGGCGATCTTGTTAAAGTCAGTGCTGGATACATCCAACCTGTATCAGTTACAGCGGATCGACCAATTGGTGTGTTTCAAGGGGCGCAGTTTGTAGACCCTACATCGAAACAACCCACTTGGCTCAACTACTGGCCTTCTGGTACTTCATCGGCTGACGGATATGCATACGCACATGTTATGGATGATCCTGATGGTATTTATCAAATGCAATGTAATGCTACTGTTACTATAGGTGATCTAGAAACTCAGAACTTCTTTGTTGAAGTTTCTGCTGGAAATACCTATACTGGTCAGTCAGCATGGGCAGTTCAAGTTACTTCTCGTACATCCCTTGCAAATCCACTACGTATAGTTGGTTTGTGGGAAGTTGAGGGTAATGATTGGAATCAAGCTAATACTCGTGTATTAGTTCGTCTTTCTAATCATCTTGACTACGCTGCTTCAATAGCTAATTAAAGGAAGGACTGATTAAATGGCTATAAATCGCGCCAGTATTGGCAAACAGCTTCTTCCGGGCTTAAACGCAATCTTTGGACTTGAGTATGGTTCCATTGATGAAGAGCAAAAACCTCTTTTTGAGATAGAGAATTCTGATCGTGCTTTCGAAGAAGAAGTCTTAATGACTGCTTTCGGTGAAGCACCAGTTAAAGCAGAAGGTTCTGCCGTATCTTATGAAAGTGCCAGCGAAAGTTGGGCATCTCGCTATACGCATCAAACGATTGCGTTGGCATTTGCTGTTACGGAAGAGGCTATGGAAGATAACTTGTATGATACTTTTGCTAAGATTAGAGCAAAGTCTCTTGCACGTTCAATGGCAGCTACAAAGCAAACTAAAGCTGCTGCTATCTTTAACAATGGCTTTACCAGTGGACTAGGTGGTGACGGAGTTGTATTATTCTCTGCTGCTCATCCAGTACAAGCTGGTGTTCAAAGTAATCTTTTGACCGCTGCTGATCTATCTGAATCCTCTCTTGAAACTGCTGTTATACAGATTCAAAAGGCAGAAGATGATCGTGGTATTCTGATTGGAGCTATGCCTGTTTCATTGCATATTGCCCCTGATAATCAGTTTGTAGCACAAAAGATCTTAAAGTCTACACTCTCAACCACAACTGTTGTATACGGTAACAATCTAGCAGGTGTAGCTGGTAACGTTGCTGGTGTTACAAACACAAACGACATTAATGCTGTTCGTAGCATGGGTGTTGTACCACAAGGTGACTTTGTTAATCACAGGTTTACCGCAGCTGGTGCTTGGTTTGTGAAATCAGATGTGCCTAATGGTACTAAGATGTTTGTTCGCGCACCTCTTGGAACCAAAATGGAACCAGACTTCGATACTGGTAACCTCCGCTTTAAGGCTCGTGAGCGTTATAGCTTTGGTTGGTCAGATTGGCGTGGTTTCTACGGCAATGCTGGTTAATAACTAAGTTGGTTAATACGAGGGGGATGCTTGTTAAAACGGCATCCCTCTTTTATTATAGAGAGTAGATAATTCACATAAGGAATTAATGAAATGACTACAGCTATTAATGCAGTCTTTGTATCTGCTACCGTTACTGCAACTGACTATCCTACACGTATTAGAGGTGTTAGTTGGGGAACAGCAGCAGCTAAAGGAGACATGGTAGTACGTAACGGAAGCGCATCAGGTACTATTGTTTATAAGCAGTATCTTGGTGTAAGTAGTGCGTCAGATGTTTATGTTCCAGATTTAGGAATACGTGTAAGTGAAAAGTTACATGTTACCTTACCAACTGGTGCGTTTGCTACATTTTTGTTAGGATAAAACATGGCTAAAAAAAAGGGTGAGTGCGATTGTATATGTTGCAAAACAACAAGATACATTAACGGACTATGTAAAAAAATATTTAAAAGATAGGCTTTAGTATGACAGTTTCAACAAGCCAAGATTTTAATTTAGATATTGATGAGATTATATCCGAAGCTTACGAACATTTAGGTGGACCTCCTTTTGTTGGAAATGATGGTATAACTGCAAGAAGATCTTTAAATCTTTTATTAAGTGATTGGCAGAATCGTGGTATTCTTTTATGGACTACTGAGTTTACCGACTTAGCTTTAGTTCAAGGAACAACAACTTACACTCTTCCTAGTACAACTGCTGCTGTTACTGAGGCAGTGTCACGAAGAGGTTCTAATGATATTCAAATGAGTAGGATTACAGCGGAAGAATATTTAAAAGTTCCTGATAAAACTACACAAGCAAGATGTCTTCAATATGCTACCATGAAGGGAAGAGATAACGTAAGTTTTATAGTTTGGCCTTCGCCTGAAAATAGTACAGACACTGTTCGTATGCATAGTATTAGAAGATTTTTTGACTTTGAAAACTCAACAGATACCGCAGATGTCCCATATCGTTACTTACCTTGTTTAACAATGGGTCTTGCTTATTATCTTGGTTTTAAAAGAATGGGTATACCAGCTACAAGAGTAGCAGCTTTAAAGATTGAATACGAAACATTACTATCTAATGCTATGGCAGAGGATAGAGAACGAGCAGCAATGCTTATTAAGCCTTCTATAAGATTTGTATAGGTAGTAGAATGAGATGGTAAGAGCTTATTTTATAAGTGATAAAAGTGGATTCAGATATCCTTATGAACAAAGGGTAAAGGAGTCTACAGGATTTGTTGTTGGGCCTGATGAAAGTGATGGAAATTATAATTTAGAAAATCACCCTCAAAATAAATCACCTCGTATAGGTGCAAAATATGTTTTAAAAGACGCAAGACCAGAAAAGATTTTAGAGTATGTTAGTAGTACATGGACACCAGCGCAATCAACAGCAATTCTAAATTATTTCCCTCAATTTGTATCAGGAACTACGTAAAGGTAAAAGGACGAAAAGAAAATGGCAATCACGACAGGTGTGAATAATCAATTCAAATCGGAGGTTATGTTAGCAGAACATAATCTTCAAAGTAATACACTAAAAGTTATATTAGTTTCATCTTCTCAGAATGTTTCTGCTGGTGGACCTAATACGTATGCATCCGTTACAGGACAATTAGCAAACGGTAATGGTTACACAACAGGAGGGAAAACACTTGCAACTGTTTCAGTAAGTACTGTTGACTCTTCAGGAGTTGTAGACTTTGCTGATGTAAGTTGGGCTGCTGCAACATTCTCTGCAAACGGATGTATTATCTATAATGACAGTCACAGTAGTAAAAGTGTTATAGCGGTATATGACTTTGGTGGAGAAAAATCAGCAACGAATGGTGAGTTTAAACTAGTTGTTCCAGCTGCAACATCGGCTAGTGCTGTTATCCGATTAAACTAAATTAAAAGAAAGGCAGTAATATAACATGGCTTTCGTTCTCAAAGATCGGGTTAAAGAAACAACTACTACAACAGGAACAGGTGCTGTATCTCTAGACGGAGAAACTGGAGGCTTTCAAGATTTCAGCAGTGCCATTGGAAATACTAATACAACTTACTATGCCATTGTTCATCAGTCTTTAGATGAATGGGAAGTTGGTATTGGTACATATGGTTCAGCCAGTAATAATCTTACTAGGACAACTTTACTTTCTTCTAGTACAGGGTCAGCTGTTAACTTTAGTGCAGGTACTAAAGATGTATTTGTAACATTACCAGCTTCACAAGTTGTTCATACGAGTGCAAGTCCTAGTTTCGAAAATGTAAGTATATCAGGAACATTAACTGTAGGTGGTATAGTTAGTGTTGGTGGTTCACTTGTCGGAACTTCTGCAACCTTCGATGACAAAGTTTCTGTTAGTGCATTAGCTGTAACAGGAATAACCAGTATCGGTGGATCTCTTGTTGGAACTTCTGCTACCTTTAGCAATCATGTCTCTTCCAGTACTTTAGCGGTTACAGGTATTACAAGCATAGGCGGTTCTCTTGTGGGAACCTCTGCAACGTTTGATGATCATGTGTCTGTTTCTTCAATGACCGTTACAGGAAACGTAACTGCTACACAGTATTATGGAGGTGGTGGTAACTTAACAGGCGTTCAAGCAACTTCAGCAGGAATTGCTACGAATGTTTCAGGTGGATATGCTGTTCTCACCTCTGCTCAAATAAGCGGTAATGTGAGTATCGGTGGTGGTCTATACGTTCATACTTCTGTAGGGATTGGTGTAGCTTCTCCATTAGGACAGATACACATAGCCAAGAACGCTATTGCAGATATTGTTAGTTTAACAGATGGAGCAAATGTATCTCTTAGTTTTAAGAATGGACAAAATTTTAGTTTAACATTAGCTGGTAATAGGACTTTAGATAACCCAACCCAGTGTGTACCGGGACAGGTAGGCAGTATATTTATTATTCAAGATGGAACAGGTTCAAGAACTTTAAGTTATGGAACTAGTTGGGAGTTTCCAGCAGGAACTGCTCCCACTCTCTCGACAAGTGCAGCAGCAGTTGATAGATTAGATTATATTGTAAGAACATCAACTGCCGTTCAATCGGTATTATCTAAGGAATATAGTTAAATATGTTTAATAATGCTTTATTAATGGGTGCAGCTGCTCAAGGCGGTGATAGCTTAGTAACGATAGATAACTCTGCTTTGTTTTCCGAAGTTAATCAAAGTTTGTCGAGAACTCAGGGAAGTGGATCGAACACAGTCTGGACTTTTTCTAGCTGGGTATACAAATGTGAAACCAAGAACCAAGTTTTTCTAAATGCTGGAACTTCTACTGAAGGTCAACTAGGTTGGAACGCCAGTGACCAAATGTATATCTATAATGGTGCAACAACTGTCGGTCTTACAACGCAACTTTTTCGGGATATTGGTTGGTATCACATCCATGTAGCTTACAATACTGGTTTATCTAGTGATAGTAAAGTTAGACTAAGCGTGAATGGAAAGTTGGTTACAGCATGGGCAACTGACAATAGGTCTTCGGCAGGTGCTTTCAATAATTTAAACCAAAGTAGTGTGGCTCTAAGGCTAGGTAATAATACAGATGATTCTGGAACTATTTGCCTAAGCGGATATATGGCAGAAACTGTTATCTTAGATGGAACAGCATCAGCAGTTACTAACTTTGGAGAATTTGATTCATCTGGTCTTTACTGGACTCCTAAAAGTTCTGCGTCAATTAAAGCATTAACATTTGGAACGAATGGTTTTTACCTTGATAACACTACAAATGCTCAAACAGATGCAAGTGGTGAAGGAAATAATTTTACAAATAATAATAGTGTTGCAACTAATCTTCATACCCCTACAAATTTATATGCTATTCAAAATCCCCTAACAATTACGAATAGTTATCCATCTACTTTATCAGATGGAAATTTAAAGCAAACGGGAAATTCTGGTGGTAGTTTTGCATCAGGAACTTTAGCTACTGTACCTTGTGATGGAGGTGGTAAATTTTATTGGGAAGCAAAGTGTTTAGGTCTCTACACCACAAGTGCATATATTACTTTAGGTGTAGCTCCAATGGATCTTCCAAGAATAAACAATACAGATGGAAATGGAAACTTTTGCTTACCGGGTCAACAAGATTATCAAGGAGTTAGTATAACCTTTAATGGAGCAAGTTATACGAATCTTCGTGGAAATAGTTTAGGTGTGAATAGTAATATTGTTAGTGCTTTAACAATAGCCACAAACGATTTTATGCAGATAGCATTTGATTCTGCAACACAAAAAGTATGGTTTGGAAAAAACAATAGTTGGTATAATTCTGGAGATCCTGCTGCTGGATCTAATGAAACTATAACACTTACAGCAACTGACAAAACTTGGTTCCCGTGGTTTGGAACTTATACAGCCAGTGATATCTGGCTAATCAATTATGGTGCAACTGATTTTGAATATACTCCACCGACAGGTTTTAACAAAGTAACTACAAGTCAAATAGCATCTGATACAACTCGTACAGCATCAGACACTAACAAGTATTTCCAGACCGTCCTCTATGAAGGCAATGGCTCTGGTCAAAGAGTTGGAGCTTTCCAACCGTTTACAGATAGTTTTACTATAGCTAAGAGTGCTTTGTTTACTTCAGGAAATGAAGAATATTTTACTAGAACATTTGCAACTCCTACAGATCAAGATGTTTGGACACTATCTTGGTGGATGAAGACAGGAAATCTTGGGGCTACTCCAAGAGGAATTATGGGGGGTGCGGCAAGCAACTCTAGTTTAATTTATGTTACAACAGCAAATATCTATATTTACTTTAATGGTGGTGCTGGATTCACATTTGATGTTGATGATCCTTCACAGTGGCAGAATATAATTTTAACATGTAGTGGGACGACATTAACGTGTTATTGGAATGGAGTTTCACAAGGCACAGCATCAGTAACTATGGGTGATTTTAATTCTGCTGTTGCACACACTATTGGAAGCTATAATGGAGATGCTAACTGGTTTGATGGATACATGGCAGACTTTATATTCGTTGATGGAACTGTTCACAGTACCAGTGTATTTGGTCAGACGGATACCAGTACTAACCGATGGGTTCCTAAAGATCCTACCACAACATTAGACGAAGCCAGTGATTTTGGAAATAATGGTTTCTTTCTTAATTTTGCTGATTCATCTGACATGGGTAATGATATCTCTGGGAATAACCACGATTGGACTAACAATAACACTGTAACCCAATCAACAGACTCTCCAACTTCAAACTATGCAATTCTTGATCCTAGTTATGCTGTTAATATTGGATTTGCTTTAAGTAATGGTAATAGAACTAATAAAGGTACTACTGCATCTTTATATGGAAATACAAGAACAGGATTAACTTTTGGTAATACAAAAACATTTGCAATGTTACTTATCGTTGCTGGAGGTAGTGGTGGAAGTGTTGGTACTGGATTTTCAGTAGCGCCTGATAGCTATGTTCCTGATGGTAATAATGGAGGAAATACGGGTACTTATGCAAATATACAAGCTTATGGGTCTAGTACCAGAGTTATTATAGGAGATGCAAAAGGAATAACTGGACAAGTTTTAACTCACTCAGTCGCAGTTGATGACGGTGATTATTATACAATGGCAGTTGATCCTTCTAACGGTAATATATGGTTTGGTGTATATGATACAAGTGGTGGTAGTCATCAATACTTACCAAATGTCGTAGGTGGTACAGCAGGTAATCCTTCAGATGGAACTTTACCCACAGTAACTGGAGTACCTTTTAATAATGAGAGAAGCTGTCTTCAAACAACTGGTTATAATACTAGCTCATCATCTACATTAGTTCTTAACAGTGGTGACATGCCAATGAGTTTGCCTACTGACTATGTAGAATTTAAACAAGATAATACGACAGACACAGGGCAATTCATCTCAGCATTTAGTTGGATCAAGAACCGTGATGCTGCTGATAATAATATGCTGTTTGATCGGGTGCGTGGTGTAACGAAAGACCTCCATTCAAATACCACAGATATTGAAGTTACAAACACAGACACAGTTCAACAATTTCTATCTGCTGGTGTTCAAGTTGGCAATGATGTTCAAGTAAACACGGTTAATGAAAGCTATGCTCTTTGGAACTGGATGATGGAAGCTACAGGTAGTGGTTCATCTCTAACTGGTGGTGATATTAATACAACTGCCTTAGTTGATACTACATTAGGCATGGCAGTTGGTACTTATTCTGGTTCAAATTCTAATCAAACGATTGAAACAGGTGTAACAAATCCTAAGATGGTTATAATTAAAAGATTAAATGCTACATATGCTTGGGCTGTTTGGCATGAAGGTTTAACAGATGATTATAATATACTTTTAAATACTGCTGCCGGACAAGTCGATAGTGACTATTTTGATACTTCAGAAAACACATCAACATTATTTCATCTTCTAGGAAATAGTAATGCAACTTCAATTGCTGGTGGAGAGTTTGTTTATTACGCATTTGCTGATTCTCAATTTATTTCTGTCGGTAGTTATAGGGGTAATGAAGATGTTAATGGAACTTTTGTTCCAACCCTAAACAGCTTGGGTATTCCTATTCAACCAGTTTGGGTTATGGTAAAAAATTCCGTTCAAGCTAGGTCGTGGAATATTATAGATACAGCTAGAAATCCTTATAATGTTTCAAATTATGTTCTTGAGGCAGACACAACTACTGCTCAACAAACAGGATCTGATACTCTTTGGAATATGGATATAGATACAGGTGGATTTAAATTACGATCTTCCCATGAAACATCTAATGGTGCAGAGACGATGATTTACTTAGCAATAGGAACACCCATCATTGACACTGATGGTAGAATTATAGCTGGAAGATAATGGTAGTTGCAGAAACACTAGCAGGATTGGCATTAGTAAACAGTGCAGTTAAAGGAATTAAAGGAGCTATAGGAACAGCTAAAGATATCTCGTCTATTGCAGATGATATTGATAATTTATTTAAAGGAACTAAAGAAGTAAAACAGAAAGCACATCCTATAGCTAGTAAATGGGATAAGTTTTTAGGAAAAACATTAGGAGAATCAGCTGATAAATTTTCATTAGGAGCTATCGCTAAAGAAACTATAGAAGAAAGATTAGCTGAAGAACAGTTATTTAAAGTAAGACAAATGGTTAACCTTAGATTTGGTTCAACAACATGGGATGATATATTATTAGAAAGACAAGAAAGAATAGATCAACATAAAAAAGAAGTTGAAGATGCAAGAAGAAAGAAAAATAAATCTAAGCAACGTGTTTATAAAATATTAGAAACAATTGGAAGTGCTATTCTTGTTATTGGTTCTGTTGTAGCTGTTTTTTGTTTAATTATATTTAATATGAAGAAATAGGACAAAAGGTAAATGTTTTTATATAATAAAACTACAGAGATAAAACCTAATAAGGCATGGACAGATGCTAATGGAATACAGCATCCATCTAATTGGCACATCTGGAGTGATGAGCATAAAGCATCTATGAATATAGAAGAGATTATTCTAGAAACTAGACCCGATAGTAGATTTTATAACTGGATAGATAATGGTCTTGAGGGCGTGTCTAATATTACAGCCAGACCTCTAGATGATGTTACTACAGATGGAAGAACTAAAAAAGGCATCCGTCCTGACTATATTAGACAAGTCAAAGAACAACAAGGTTCTTTACTGACTCAAACAGATTGGGCTGTTATTCGCAAAGCAGATACAGGTGCAGACATACCAGCTAAGATAGCTACATGGAGAGCAGCTATAAGAACTAAAGCTACTGAGATGGAGAAAGCTATTACAGATGCAAAAGATATGGATGCATTTATAGCTTTGTTTGTAGTATGGAAAGACGGTAAGAAATCAGGGGTACTGTTCGATTGGCCTGAACTGGAAGAGTAAAGTTACATGATGTTCGGAGAGTCACCTTTCAGTACCGCACCTTTTTCATCTTATGCAGGTGAAGTCCATAATGCATTTGTTTCTTTAAGCGGTACAAAAGCAGTATGGAACTCTAACACATTTAGTGTTAACGGTAATGCTAGTATAAGTTTAGGAAGTGCAGATTCTAATTGGAATGCTAGTGATTTTATACTTGAGGGCAACCAAAGTATAACTTTAGACGGAACAGGAGCAAAATACAACGCTGATACATTTAGCGTTATTAATGTAAATAATGTAAGCTTAACAGGAACAAATGCTACTTATAATGCAGGTACATTTACTAATATAACTAACATGGCTGTTTCTTTAACAGGAGCAGAAGCAACCTTTAGCGCAGATATGAGAGTATGGTTATTAACAACACCGCCAACAAGAACGTTTATTTGGACATTAGAAAGCAATAATTAAATGGCTTTAACATACACAGTATTAGTTAAAAGAATTAAAGATGCATCTGAAAATGATGGATCAGAATTTGCAGAAGCAGTTGATTCTTTTATCGATAGAGCAGAACTCAGACTAACACGAGAAACAGATGTGTTGGGTTTAACAAACTTTGCCACGAGTTTCTTTATACAGGCAGATCCTTTCTTAGCTAAACCAGCTGTACCTAATAGATCTCTTATTGTTAGGAATGTTAATTTTACAACATCGACAGGACAGAGAACTCAGCTTCTTCTAAGAAGTAAAGATTATTTAAATGACTACTGGCCTGACAGAACATCAGTAGGATACCCACGTTATTATGCTAACTGGGGAGCTAATCAATTACTTATAGCACCTGCACCAGCTTCAGCTTACAGTGTGGAAATGTCTTATGTTGCTCAACCAGCAGCTTTAGCGTCAGCTACAAATGAAGAGAACTACTTTACTGAGTACTGTGCAAATGCTCTGTTTTATGCGAGTATGGTAGAAGCATTGTATTGGATGAAGAATCCAGCAGCAGCTGCATATTGGGATCAAATGTATCAACGTGAAGCAGTGTTCTTAAATAATGAAGCACGGAGAGCAAGAAGAGATGATATGGAAATAGCAGCAAATCCAGCTGGAGGTCAAGATAATCTACAACAAGGAACACAGTAACAATGGCTACTAGTTATACAAATACTCTCCTTCTTGCTAAACAGGGAGCAGGGGAAAATGCAAATACGTGGGGAACTATACTTAATGATAACGTCATTGATATGGTGGATAATGCATTCAGTACGAATATAACTGGTGATATAGATTTCTCAACACTAACAACTATCGCACTTACTCAAAACAATGGAAGAGGGGATACAGGAAGACTAACAGTATTAGGACTAACTGGAACAAGATCTGATGCAACCTCCATTGTTAACTTAGTTGTTCCTACTTTTACTACAGCAACTAATGATGGTGTCGATTGGGGTGGGAAGATGTACATCGTCCGTAATCCTAATAACTTTAAAGTTAAAGTTTATAACGCTGGTAATGTAGGATCAAATGTTCCAAAAAATTCAACAATGGGGTTATTGGCTACACCTACTACAGTTGTTCCTTTATTCTCTGGTTTTTATGCATCAAGTGTAGGTGATACAGATAACCAAATAAATAGTTCATTTCTACAAAGTGTTTCAATTGGTGTAACGGCTGGTGATCCTTCGTTTAACTTTGGACGAATTACTCAAAGTTCTATAAGTGCTACAAGTTTTAATAACGGTTTGATTACAAATCTAAGTGCAACAGGGCCAGCAAGTTTAGCTGGTCATACAACATTTGCTTCTGTGGCTACATTTAATGGTGATGTATCTGTAAATAAAAGAAGCATGTGTGCTATGACAACGATTGTATGTAGTGCTACTACTACAATAGATTTATCACAAACTAATTTCTTTTATGTTAAAGCAAGTGGTGCAGTTGCAGGAGCCGTATCTGTTAGTTTAGCTACGCCTACAAACGGCTTAGTGGGACAAACAGGAGCTATATATCTTGTTAATGGAACCAGTGCTGCTAATTCCACCTTCACTTTCCCAACCAGTGTATGGAAGTTTCCGGGAGGAATAGCTCCTACGAAAACAGCAGAAGCTGGATCAGTTGATCTTTTAACTTATTTTGTGAGGGATGTTAGTTCGGATGGTACATTAAAGGCTATAGACATAGCAGCGATATCAAACTTTACTGCGAGTTAATATAAATGTCTACTGAAACAAGAACAGTAAAATATGAGTTCCGTCCGGGTATCATGCGCGAGTCTACAGAGTACGCTGCTGAAGGTGGCTGGTTTGATGGGAATCGTGTTCGTTTCAGAAACGGAAAACCAGAAAGTATAAGAGGATGGCAAAAACGATTAACATCTTCTTTCATTGGAACAGGTAGAGCGATCCAAACATGGGCTGCTTTAGACAGTAAAGAATATATTGGTTTTGCCACTGAACATAAAGCCTACATAAACTATGGTGGACAACTCTACGACATAACTCCTTATGATGTATCTGTATCCCAACCAAGAGATGCATGGTTCACAACTGTAACAGGTGCGTTTAATACAACAGATGGATCAACTGCCATAACTGCCAGTATATCCGCACATGGTTTATTTACTAATTCATTTATTACTGTTAGTGCTTGGAGTCCTACAAGTGGTGGAACAGGTGCAGGTACGTATCCGGGTGGAATTACTTCAGTTAGAGGTGACTATCAAGTAAGTGTTATAGATCCTAATTCATTTGTATTTGTAGTGGGAAGTGCTGCGGATGCAACAAGTGTAAGTAAAGGTAAAGCAACTTATGCAGTTCGTTTAAGATCAGGAGCGTCTGTTGCAGCTGGTGGATTAGGATACGGTGCTAATGTGTATGAAGCTGATCCATTTACAATGACTGCTTACTCAAGCGTGTTTAATTTTGTTACTGGTCAGACAACTATTACTGTTAGCGTGAGTGATCACAATAGAGCAACAGGAAGTTACGTAAAGGTAAGCAACTGGCCCGGAGCAGGATTAGAAGGAATAACTTCTGTTAGTGGTCAGTATCAGGTAAGCGTGATAAGTACAAACTCTTTCCATATTGTAACTGGTGCTACAGCAACAGGAACAGGAGCAGGGAAAGGAACTAACATCTTTATGAATGTTGTTCCTGTTAGTGTCTCTACATACAGAGCGTGGGATGACCCTGCGTCAGAAAGTGGTATTCTTCTTGATATTCGTGAATGGTCTATGGATAACTTTGGAGAAAATCTTGTAATAAATCCTTACCCACAAGGTGGGATATATGAATGGGATAAAACAAATGGTTTGGACAATGTAGCTTTACTTGTGTCAGGTGCGCCAGCAGAATCAAATGGGTTTCTTGTAAGTCCAGTAGCGAGACAGGGTATGTGTCTTGGAGTAACAGATTCAGCAGGAACATTTGATCCTATGTTAGTTCGATGGTCAGCTAATGAGAATCTAACAGATTGGACAGAATCAACTACAAACACAGCTGGCAGTATCCGTATAAATAACGGTTCAGAGATCATCGGTGGATTAGCAGCTGGTAACCTTGTGTTAGTATGGACAGATACAGCCTTAACAGGTTTAGAATTTATAGGTGATCCTTTTGTTTTTGGAACACGGCAACTAGGTACTAACTGTGGTCTTATTGCTAAACATGCTATGGCAGAATTTGA